TCCTGAGCTGTTGTCTTATTGCCGCCGATGGCGCAACCATGACCGTCACAGGCTTCAACCTGGAACTTGGTATCACGGTCTCCGTGCCGGCAGCCACCGACACACCTGGCACCGTGGCGCTGCCGTATCGGCTGCTGGCGGGTTTGGTCAGCCGCATGGACGATGGCGAGCCTGTGACGCTTTCAGGCGGCACTGTGAGCGCCTCCAGCGGCTCCTATGGGCTTGCTGTGCAGGATGCAGCCGATTACCCCGCCATGCCGGTTGTGAAGGCTCCTAGCGCTGAGCTGGACCTGACCGCTGGCGTGCGTGCTTGCATGGCAGCCGTCAGCACCGATGCCAATAAGCAGATCCTCCAAGGCATCCACATGGCAGCCGGGTTCATGGAGGCCACCGACGGCCACCGGCTGATGCGTGTGCCCGTAGCGCTGCCCGATGGCATTGACCTGGTACTACCATCTAGCACCATGAAGCTGCTGCAGGACCGCACCGTCACCGTGGCAGCAGCAACCGGCCAAGCGGTGATTGACGCCGGTGATGGCATCACCATCTACAGCCGCATCCTTGACGGCAAGTACCCCGACGTGGCAGCGCTGGTGCCCGCCAGCTTTGAGCACACCATGACCCTCGACCGGCACCGCTTTGCCCGGTGCCTCGAGCGTGTCGCTTTGATCGCAGAGGCACACAACTCCGTGGTCAAGCTGGTTGCCGCTGCTGGTGCGCTGGCCATCACTGCCGAGGCCGATGCCAACAACGGCAAAGAGCTGATTACCTACGAAGGCACAGCAACCGGCACATGGGCGTTCAACGTGCATTACCTGCTTGATGGTCTTAAAGCCATGCGCCAAGCGGAGACTGTTACACTGTCGGCCAATAGTGCAACGACGCCGGTCGTGCTAAAGCCAACTAGCATGACAGAGCAGACGTATCTCATCATGCCAATCCAAATCCGGGAGTAATACAATGGCGCGCAAAAGCACTAAAGACGAGATCCAAAACCGCGTAAATGAAGTTTATGGTTTGCTTTTGCGCGCCTGGAATCATCATCAGATCGTTCAGTACGGTTCCGAAAAGTGGGGGGTAAGTGATAGACAAGTGCGCGATTATTTGGCCGCAGCGCGTAAGCTGTTGGCGCTTGACGCTGAGTTAGCTCGTCCCCAGTGGCTTGAAGGCGCATTAGCGCGAGCGCTGGAGTACGAACGCCGGGCATCTGAAAAGGATCAGCTCAACACTGCGTTGATCGCGCTTGAGAAGCAGGCTCGGCTCTTGCAGTTTGAGATGTCATGAGCCTGTTGGCAGGCATTTGCGAGGATGTGCCGCTGTTGTCGTTCCTGCAGCAGCAGACGCCTGAGGACACCGCAGACCTGATCACCCGCATCCGCAGTGACCTGCACCCTGGGCAGCTTGCGTTTGTTGATGACACCGCAACGCAGATCATCGGCATCAGCGCGGGCTATGGCGCGGGCAAGACACGAGCGCTATGCGCTAAAGCGGTGATGCTGGCAGCGGTCAATCAGGGCTTCATCGGCGCGGTGATGGAGCCCACTGGTCCGCTTATCCGGGACATCTGGCAGACGGACTTCGACGACTTCCTTGATGCCTATGGCATCCCGTACACGTTCAGGGCTAGCCCGCTGCCGGAGTACATGTTGCACCTGCCAGGCGGTGACACCAAGATCCTGTGCCGCAGCTTTGAGAACTGGTCGCGCATCATCGGCTTGAACCTTGCTTGGGTGCTCGCTGACGAGATCGACACCGTAACGCCCAGCATTGCTAATAAGGCATTCCCCAAGATCCTTGGTCGCTTGCGTTCAGGCAACGTCCGGCAGTTTGGTGCTGCATCCACGCCGGAAGGGTTCCGGTGGATGTGGAACACTTTTGGCAGTGATGAGGCAAAGCAGCGTGATGACCGGCATCTCATCAAAATGCGCACGGCGGACAACCCGCACCTGCCGCCGGACTTCATCGAGCGGCTTGAGGCCAACTATGACCCCAGCCTGCTGCGCGCATACCTCGACGGTGAGTTCGTCAACCTGACAACTGGACAGGTGTATGACCGCTTCGACCGGGCGAAGCATGTCACAACCACAGTGCCAGACATCACCCGCGAGCCGATCCGCGTTGGTATTGACTTCAACGTTGGCAACATGTCTGCGGTGATCGCTGTGCGGCTGAACAACGGCCTGCTGGTGATTGACGAGATCGCCGGTGCGCATGACACCGATACACTGGCGCAAGAGATCCGCCGCCGGCACCCGCAGCAGCAGATCTACGTCTATCCCGATGCCAGCGGTGGCAGCCGCAGCACCAACGCGAGTCAGACCGACATCCAGATCCTTGAGTCCTACGGCATGTCGAACCAGTCACCACGCAGCAATCCACCAGTGCGTGACCGGGTGGCAGCCGTGCAGGCACTGTTGGAGAACGGCAAAGGGCAGGTGCGGCTGCAGGTGGCGCAAGGCTGCCGCCGCGTGATCGAGTGCCTAGAGCTGCAGTGCTACACCGATAAGGGCGAACCGGATAAGGACGCCGGCTTTGACCACATGAATGATGCACTCGGCTACCTGGTGTGGCGTGAGTTCAACCCATTGCACGCCGGCGCTGGGCGCGGCACGGGCGTAAGGCTCTACTAGGGTTGACCACGGCGGCAATGGGTGGTATCTTGGGCGTGTCCACCGGATTCCAACCATGATCAACCGCATTAACAATGCCATCTGCCTGCTGATGGTTACCGCCGTCTTTGCCATGATCGGCATTGAGGCCGGCAACCACACAGCACCAACTCACAGCGGCACTCAAGCCGTAAGCTATAGGCACCGATAGCATCTACGCGCTGTGTATAGCGGTTACAACTTCTATGACCGTCCGCTTGCGCAGCGCACCGTATCTAGGGTTAATGACCCCAATACAAGCTGGTATGCGCAAGAGCCGCATTGGATCCTGATTGAGGACCTGCTTGGCGGCACCTATGAGATGCGCAAAAAGCATCGCCGTTACCTGCCGCAAGAACCACGCGAGCTAGACGAGTCCTACGACAACCGCCTAGCCCGTAGCGTCTGCCCGCCGTATTACATCCGCCTAGAGCGCATGTTGGCCGGCATGCTGACCCGCAAGCCAGTGCGGTTGGATGACACTGCTGACGTCATCCGTGAGCAATTGTTTGATGTAGACCTACAAGGTAATGACCTCAATGTCTGGACCTATGAAGCCGCTCGGAAGATGGTCCGTTATGGCCACATTGGTACATTGGTGGATGCACCAGCTAATGGGGGTCGCCCCTATTGGGTGACCTACACGCCTCGGCAGATCCTTGGCTGGCGCACCGAAACGCAAGAGGGCAAGCAGGTGCTGACGCAGCTACGGCTGGCCGAAGTGGTCACGGTGCCCGATGGTGAGTTTGGCGAGAAGGCAGTCGAGCAGGTGCGTGTACTAACACCTGGTAAGTACCGCATCCACCGCAAGCAGGACAGTGGTGAGTTCACCGTTGTTGATGAAGGTCGCACCAGCCTGAGCGAGATCCCGTTCACCATTGCCTACGCGCAGCGCCATGGGTTCATGGAGTCGCGGCCGCCGCTGGAGGACATCGCCGAGCTGAACCTGAAGACCTACCAAGTGCAGTCGGACCTCGACAACCAACTGCACATCTCGGCGGTGCCGATGCTGGCGTTCTACGGGTTCCCATCAAGCGCCGAGGAGGTATCAGCAGGACCGGGCGAGGCGATCGCGTTCCCGGCTGAAGGACGCGCTGAATACATCGAGCCGGCAGGGCGTAGCTTTGAGGCGCAGTTCCGCAGGCTTGAGCAACTTGCGTTGCAGATCAACGAGCTGGGTCTGTCTGCCGTACTCGGCCAGAAGCTAAGCGCTGAGACCGCCGAGGCCAAACGCATTGACCGCAGTCAAGGTGATTCCACCATGATGGTGATCGCGCAGAACATGCAAGACATGATCGACAACTGCCTGCAGTGGCACGCCACCTACCTGGGCAATGCCGCAGCCGCAGGCAGCAGCTACGTCAACCGCGACTTCCTTGGTGCACGCCTCGAGCCGCAGGACATCCAAGCACTGCTAGCGCTTTACACCGCCGGCACCATCAGCCAAGAGACCCTACTGCGTGAGCTTGCCGAAGGCGACGTGCTAGGCGATAACTTTGATGTGGATGAAGAGCTGGAGGCGACCTCTAATGCGGGACTTGATCTACCGTCTGCTGGACCGGCTGACAGACTGGCTAGTGGACCTGATGATATGGATGGAGCCGAAGAAGCCCAGGAAGCAGGAACTTGACTACACCGTTTGCGACCTGCCTGATGAGGTGCTAGCTGTCATCCGGCTGACATGGTACAAAGACGGCAAGGCCGATGAAGTGGATGAGCTGCGCATCATGGAAGACGGCCAGAATGGTTACGACGCCTTCGCTGCAGCAGTGCAGGGCGCATTAACCCGTGGCGCCAATGTAAGCATTAGGTCGCAATATCGCCCTGAGCAACTTGGTGTCATCTAATGGCTACACCAGAAGCGCTATATCGAAATGCCATTGACCTGAATAGGTTTAGCAATAGCGTTGCGCGGCGCATCATCAATGCCTACAACGACATCATCATTGATGCAGTTAATCAACTGCGGACGATTGATGAGCTGGCAGCGCCGGTCAAAGCTGCCAGGTTGCGGGCGATCTTGGCGCAACTGAAAGACAGCCTCGGCACTTGGGCAGGTGATGCAACCGAGATCACGGCAACAGAGTTGCAGGGCATCGCGCAGTTACAGTCTGAGTTCGTGACTGATCAACTGCGGCGTGCATTGCCTGCTGGCGCTCGCGATGCAGTGCGCACCGTTGAAATCAGTCCGCAGTTTGCGCAGTCGGTGGTCACGACCGATCCAACGCAGATCAACGTGGTCGCGCTGTCGGATGATCTGTTTGCGGCAGTGCAAGGCGCACCGGCTACGTTCAACCTGACCGCTGCTCAGGGCGCCACCATCACGTTGCCCAATGGTGAAGTGGTCAGCAAAGCGTTTCGCGGCATTGCCGTGGATCAGGCCGAACGGTTCTCGCAAGTCGTGCGGCAAGGATTGCTAACTGGCGAACCGACGCCTGACATTGCTAAGCGCTTAATTGGCAGCCTGCAGTTTGGCGAGGAGGCCAAGACCGTTAAGCAACTTGTCGCAGCAGGCGGGCAGGCAACAGCAGTAGCCGACAACCAGGTCATCGCCCTAGTTCGCACCAGCA